GCTACAGTTCGTTGCAGAACGTCTGATGGTTTCCAACCTTCGCGTTGGTACAGCCGACAACGATGTAAACGCAATCAAGTCATCAGGCATGCTGCCTGAAGGTTATGTAGTCAACGACTACCTGACAGACACCGATGCGTTCTTCATCAAGACAGACGCTCCAAACGGCCTAAAGCACTTCGAGCGTAGCGCACTAGCTACCTCAATGGACCCAGACTTCGACACTGGCAACATGCGCTTCAAGGCTCGTGAGCGTTACAGCTTCGGCTTCTCTGACCCACGTTGTGTGTTTGGTTCACCAGGCGCATAAGGTTAGAAACATCTTTTTCAAAGGGCGGGTATTCACCCGCCCTTTTTTATTGTATAATCAGGTATCCCTGACAGTCGCATGGTGCGACTGACACTAGCCAAGACAGGAGTATCAAATGGCTCGTACAACTTTCTCAGGTCCAGTTAAGTCAAACACCGCTTTCTGGGCAAACCCAATCCTTTTTGCAAACCTACCTACCGCTTCAGCAGACAATGAAGGGTACATTTACTATGTGTCAGACGCACTGAAAGCTAGTGAATCAGGCGCAGGTAATGGTACAGGCAACCTTGTGTTTTCTGACGGTTCAAACTGGATTCGTGTAGACAACGGCGCGACAGCCGCTGCTTAATAGGAGGCTTAAATGGCTGGTCCAGTAAAAGCCTTTAATGTGTCAGCAACCGGGGCGGTTGGTCCTGGTCGTTCTCGCATAAAACAGGTTGTTATGTATGCAACAGGTGCAGGTGCGTTCACAATTACCGATGGTAGTGGTGGTGCAACACTTTTAACTCAAAAGTTTCCAACAGGTCAGAATGTTTTAAACATTCCGGGTGATGGAGTAATAGCTGAGAGCGGTGTGTTTGTAAGCGCAATTTCTGGCACAGGTGCAGAACTAACAATCTTTTTGGCGTAAAAGCAATGGCAGGCAATGAAGTTATTGCTAAACATTTACACGCTTCCGGCGTCCTTGCTGACTGCCGGGGGCGTTTAAAAGGTTTTATGGTTAATCACGATAGCGGAACATCTGGGAACATTATTTTGTACGATAATGATTCCTCTGCATCTGGAAGTGTTGTGATGGAAGTGGATGAAAAGGGCGCTGGAGCTTTTGGTATGGAGATACCGGGAGATGGCATTATATTTGATGACGGTTTGTACGTTTCCCTACCGTCCAACACTTCAATAACTGTCTTTGTTCAACTGGGAGGTCGATAATGGCCCCAAAGAAGAAAAAGAAATCAGTTAGTCTGTCTGTTAAAAAAGGCGAAAAACTACCAGCATCTAGAGGTGCGGGTCTCACGGCGAAGGGCCGTGCTAAATATAATAGAGCTACAGGCTCTAAGTTAAAAGCTCCGCAACCACAAGGTGGTAAGCGCAAGAAATCGTATTGTTCTCGCTCTGCGGGTCAAATGAAAATGCACGGTATTAGTTGCAAGAAAACACCTAAAAAGCGCATTTGCGCTGCTCGGAGGAGATGGAAGTGTTAAATTTAAACAGTGTCATAGGCGCAGGCACGTTGGCTTTTTTAGCCTGGATTGGTGTTTCTATTGTTGATCTAAAAACAGAGACAGCGGTCATAGGTGTAAAAGTAGACCAGAACCACACAATGCTTGTTGAATTGTGGGATTACTATCTTCAGGAGAGGGTCAATGACAATATCGCGCAGGTCAATATCAAAACAGATCTCCAAGCCGGGGGGTAAACGAATGAGCAAAAAAGATGCTTGCTATCATAAAGTAAAACGTCGTTACAAAGTTTTTCCAAGTGCGTATGCAAGCGGTGCCATTGCCAAATGCAGAAAAGTTGGCGCTGCAAACTGGGGAAACAAAACAAAAAAATCTATGGGCGGAACATATAAGTATAGAACAACAAAGATATATTGATGTGAGAAAATGGATCCAGTAAGCGCATTCGCCATTGCTACATCTGCTTATCAGGCGATTCGCAAAGGATTCCAGATAGGCAAAGAAGTCGAGTCTATGGCAGGTGACATAGGCAAGTGGATGAATGCCATCAACCACATCAAGGACGGTCACGACAAGGCAAAGGGAAGAAGATTTGGAAGCGTAGAAGAAGAAGCGCTTGAGACATTTGCGATAAAGAAAAAAGCGGAGAAGATGGAAGACGAGCTTCGCAACTTTATCATAGGAAATTATGGCCTGAAGGGTTGGAATGAAATTATTAGAATTCAGGCAAGCATAAGAAAAGAAAGATTAGCGGAGAAAAGAAGAAGGGAACGACAGATACAGCAGATCATAGAATGGGGAACAATTGGTTCAATGATTTTTATGATTGTTGCTTTTGTTGCTTGGGTCTGGTGGTTGGCGGTAAGTGGCTAAGTTTAGAGGTAGAGTATGGCGGTTAGAAAAACAAAAGCTGGTGCTAGTCTCAAGAGGTGGTTTAAGGAAGACTGGAAGGACGTTCGGACGGGCAAAGCATGTGGGCGTCGCAAAGGAGAAAAACGGGGTACTCCATATTGTCGCCCCTCCAAGAGAGTGTCTTCTAAAACCCCCAAAACATCCAAAGAGATGACGGCTGCTGAAAAACGTAGTAGAATATCACAGAAGAAACGACTAGGCCAGCCTGCTGGTAAGCCGCGTCGTGTTAAATCCTTGAAGAGGAAAAAGAAGTAATGGCTAATAAATTTCCAGATTTAAACAAAGACGGTAAGGTGACAAAGGCTGACGTTCTTAAAGGCCGTGGTGTTCCTGGTTTTAAGTACGGTGGTAGCTGCTCTCCTCGAAAAGAGATGGCTGGTGCAATGGAAATGCCTCGTAAGGCTTACGGCGGCACATATAAGAAGAAGTAAGTGATATGGCAACTTCAGGTTCAACAAACTTCGACCTCGACGTAGCAGAGATAATCGAAGAAGCATATGAGCGGTGTGGGCTTGAGGTTCGCACTGGATATGATGCCAAGACAGCACGTCGGTCTCTGAACCTAATGTTTGCTGACTGGGCTAATCGTGGGCTAAACTTGTGGACAGTAAAGCAAGCAACTCAAGCTTTAACGCAGGGTACGGCTACATACACTCTTAGCCCTGACTACACAGATATCCTAGAGGTGTCTTTACGTCGTAGTGGCACAGACTTTGAACTTAGCCGCATGTCACGCGGTGAGTATCAAGGCTTGCCAAACAAGACATCGGAAGGTCGTCCTAGTCAGTATTATTACAATCGTCAGTCTACTCCTGAAATCACACTGTGGTCGGTGCCTGATAACTCTACCGACATTCTTGTGTATTATTATGTGAAGCGCATTGAAGATGTTGATACGCTTGCTAATACAACGGATGCGCCTTTTAGGTTCTTACCTTGTATTGTTGCTGGCTTGGCGTACTACTTAGCAATGAAAAAGGCTCCTGATCGTATTCAGTTGTTGAAAGCTGTTTATGAAGAGGAGTTCCAACGCGCAGCAGATGAGGACGAGGACAGAGTACCGCTAAAACTACAGCCTAGTATTTCTTATCTTCGGGTGAACTAATGGCTAGATATGCGTCTGGTAAAAATGCATGGGGGTATTCAGACCGTTCTGGTTTTCGTTATCGTCTTTCTGAAATGAAGACAGAGTGGAGCGGGTCTAAGGTTGGCCCCGACGAGTTCGAGCCAAAACACGAACAGCTAGAACCGATTAGCCCCGGCCCGGACCCACAGGCTTTGTACGACCCAAGACCTGAAAACAATATTATATCTGCCAGCGTTACGTTTCCTGTGTTTAGCACACAGACTTTAAATTATGTGCCTACACTGAGGATGAAGGGTGTTGTTGGTAGTGTAGTTAGTACAGGTGGAGGAATTGTTATAGCACAAACATTTACTGTGACAGTTTCTAACCCTGGTTCTGGCAATAAATATTTTATAGACAGTGTTCAGCAAGATACAGTTAATCTGACAGAAGGTAATACCTATAGGTTTGATCAATCAGATGGCAGCAATTCTGGGCACCCGCTGCGCTTTTCGGCCACGTCAAACGGCACTCATGGTGGTGGTACTCAGTACACAACAGGCGTGACCACCAACGGCACACCGGGCAGCGCAGGAGCCTACACACAGATTACGGTAGCTTCTGGTGCCCCAACTCTGTATTATTACTGTACAAACCATAGTGGAATGGGTGGTCAGGCGAACACCCCATAGGAGTAAAGATGGCTATCACAGCGGCTATGTGTGCCAGTTTTAAAAAAGAGCTTTTTGAAGCAGAGCATGATTTTACAGCGGATACTTTTAAGATCGCGCTTTATTCAAGCTCGGCTACATTAGGCGCGTCCACCACAGCTTATTCTACTTCTAATGAAATAACTGGTACGGGTTATACCGCAGGCGGTGCAACACTGACCGTTGTTGCCCCCACAACAAGCGGCAGTACAGCAATAGTTGATTTTGGTGATGTTACTTTTACAAGCTCTACTATAACTGCCCGTGGTGCTTTGATATACAATACCAGCAAGTCAAATAAGGCAGTGGCTGTTCTTGACTTTGGTTCAGACATAATAACAACTAACGCAACATTTACCATTACGATGCCGACTGCGAGTGCGGCAGAGGCAATCGTGAGGATTGAATAATGTCATTTACATACACACAGTTGCAAGATGCTATAAAAGACTTTGCGGAAAACACAGAAACTTCTTTTGTAAACAACCTGCCAATATTTATTCGTTCCGCAGAGGACCGCATCTTTACGTTGGTAGACTTAGAGTTATTTAGAAAGAACGCTACGTCTACGTTGACTCTTAACGACCCCTTTCTTTCTGTGCCGTCTGATTATTTAGCACCTTTTTCTTTGCAGGTCACCACATCTGGTAGCGAAGATTTTCTTTTATTTAAAGACGTAAACTTTGTTCAGCAGTATCACATTGCCGCTGGCGCAAACGCCACACCAAGATACTACGGTGTTTTTGATGTGGACAACTTTATTTTAGGCCCCACACCTGATCAAGCATATACAGTAGAACTTCACTATTACTATCGTCCAGCAAGCATAACTGCTGGTGCAGGTAGTGGCACATCATGGTTGAGCGAGAACGCCCCTAACGCTCTTCTTTACGGTTCGCTTGTAGAAGCGTATACTTACATGAAAGGTGAGGCTGATATGATGCAATTGTACGAACAGAGATTTGCACAAGAGCTTCAGCGATTGAAGGACTTGGCGGAAGCCAGAGAGAACTCAGACGCATATCGCAGGGGCTTACCTGATAGGCCAAGGACTTAGGAGTTATAAATGGCAACAAGTAACGCAGCAACCACCTATCTGGAGAACAAGATTCTTGACTTCTTGTTTAAGAACAACTCCAGTTCATTCACCACACCAGGCAACAGCATTTACGTTGGTTTGGCAACAGCAGTATCTGACGCAGAAGCTGGCTCATTAACAGAGGCAACATTTGGCGCGTATGCTCGTCAGCAGGTCAATGCTGCTGGTTGGACGTTGGCTTCTAGCTCAACTGACACACAGACAGTGACAAATGCAGCGAACATCGAATACTCAGCATCCACAGGAACAAGTAACACTGTGACACATGCTTTTATTGCAGATGCCGCCTCTTCAGGGAACATTTTGTTTGTTGGTGCACTGGATGCGTCCAAGACCATTGCTACGGGGGATATCTTCCGTATCAACGCTGGGAACCTTACAATCGAGTTAAAGTAATGGCACTCGTTCTGAAAGACCGCGTAAAAGAAACGACAACCACCACGGGCACTGGCACATATACACTTGCTGGTGCAGTTGGTGGTTTTGAGGCGTTTAGTCAAATAGGTAATGGTAACACTACTTATTACGCTTGCACGGATGGAACTGACTTTGAAATAGGTGTTGGAACCTACACTGCATCTGGTACAACCTTGGCTCGTACCACTATTTTGCAGTCTAGCAATTCCGATAACGCTGTTAATTGGACATCAGGCACACGAACCATCTTCTGCACGTTGCCAGCAGAGAAGATGATTTTTAATGATGCAAGCGGAACCGCGCAGAACTTTACAGAACAGGACCCGAATGCGCTGGCATTCGCAATAGCATTGGGATAGAGAGATGGCTAACGCATTTAAAACATTTACAGATACCGCAGTGGGCACAGCAAACGCCGATGTTTACACCTGTCCCAGTTCAACAGAAACAACAATCATTGGCCTCAATGTAGCCAACATACTTACCGTTTCTGTTACCGTTTCTGTTCAATTGATTAATAATGACGGAGACAATGTTCATATTGTAAAGGACGCGATTGTGCCTGTTGGCTCGTCCTTGGTGGCTGTAGGTGGCGACCAGAAGATTGTAATGAACGCTTCAGATATATTAAGGATAACGGCAAGTCAAGCATCTGCCGCTGATGTAACTTTATCTGTACTGGAGATTACCTGATGGCGTTAGGCAAGATTGGCACCAATCAGATTGATACGGCGGCTACACCTACTGTGGCGTCTGCAACAGTAGCCGGAGACCTCACTGTAGACACCAACACTCTGCATGTAGACAGCACGAATAATCGGGTGGGCATCGGAACTACATCGGTTCCTTCTACTGCACAGATAGATGTAAGTGGTAGAATATCTGGTCAATCATTTGAGACATTCCGGGGGCACGTTCCTCATTCGGGAGGCAGTGCCAGTGTTATTGTAAGACTTGATTTAACAAATAATGGCAGACTTCAATATAGTACTGACGGAGGGACAACATATACATCCGGAACAATTCTTCTTGGGTCTGGAAGATACCAGACTCATTCTGGATTTATTTATTCCGTTGTGGGTTCGGGCTCGTTTATTGCATATCGTGCTACCGGAATATTACATTCAACAAATGGTAACACTGGAGCCGTTCATTCTGAATTACTAAATCATGCAGGCAATTATGGTCAAGGCTCTACCGGAGTAACAGCTACCTCGACAGAGGGACAAGATAATTTTAATACACCTGTCGGAAGAATATCTTGGACTATAAGTGGTGGGTCAGGTAGTGCCGGGTCACATAACATAATTGTTACTTTAACACAATTTGGGTTTGGAACCGGAATAACTTAATAGCGCGTAGGAGCAACAAGAACAATGGCATTTGGATACTTCGCATAATGGCATATGTAGGACAAAAACCAGCGACCACGCTCACAATGCCCACCAGCCAGTATTTTAGTGGCGATGGGTCTACAACTGCGTTTACCCTAAACAAGGGTGTAACTGTAAGCGAAGAGC